TATGATTTTTATTTCTGGAATGTTTTCTTTCTTCACCATAACGTTCTATCATAGATTTATATGTATATCCAATATATGCTTTTCCAGAAATACTGGTGTGTTTATAGATACGATAAATAATTGTAGGTGATTGCATTAGTACTCCTTTTGCTCTCGTTTAGGGACATATATTGGTTGAGTCCTTTATATGTCCCGTTATTATTTATACTCGGTCAATAGCCAGAAAGTACACGTTCCCGTGTTATAATCTCTAATTCCTTGAAGGTCAGGGACAGACCAGTTTGAACACCCATCCCAATTATAGCTCCCGGACGAAATGCAGACCATATCCCAGAATCAGCATAATTGACGGATACATTCGTACAAGCACAAGTACTTATTTTATTGATAAAAGTGTTTTGCTGTCCACCGGACCAAAATTCTAAATCAAATTCGGCCGGGTAAATGTAGAACCGTTCCTCATCCACTCCATGTTTAACTTCGGGGGCTGAATAAAACTTAAAGGCCTTAATTATATTCGATACACACATTGCCTCTTGTTGACTTCTAGGAGCAAATTTAAATTCAAAATTAAAGGTTCTAAAATCAATTCCACGAAATAAAACTTCCATATGAGGATTTTGTATGACCCGAATTCCATATTGTGTTGCGGCTAAAAGGTCTGACTGACTATTTCCTGTTGCATTTGAAGCCATATCGCCAACATTTTTTAATAAATTAGAAATTGATCCAATGGCCAGAGCTTTTAATGATCTTGTTAAACTAGGATTAGCTCCACCTAAAGCCTGGGCAATCCCACCCATAGTTCCGAATTCTTGGACATCCCATTGTGTTGAATTTGTGGTTTGTAAATTATTTGGAATATACAATGTAATACAGGTACTTACTCTAGAAGTATGTACTGCAATAGAAGAATTTCTTTGAAAGTTGGTTTCAGAAATGGTCCCCCGAGAACTAACTTGAGGGACTCCAGCATTACCCATAGTTGTTCCAGAAAATTGACCACCATTTGGATTGGGTTTCGTTTTATATTGAGTGGTATCTGTCTCATTTATATAAAACACAATCATATGGTTTTCGCCTGGGTCAGTGGTTAAGTCAATGGGATAAACAAAATTACTCACATTATAACCATTCTGTTCAAGTGTCCAGAGAGGATTGGATGAACTTTGAGACCCCTGGAGGTCCTCATTAGTAGGAAGATTTGAAGGCATAACTAAATATATTTATACTATGGCATATTCTGGTTTATATACAATTCTTAATCCTCAAAAATATATAGGAGACACCGACAAAAATCGAATAAAATATCTCTCATTATGGGAACGAAATTGCATGAAATTTTTTGATTCAAGCCCAAGTATTATAAAGTGGACGGCGCCAACGGGAAATAAAAGTCTTAAAATTCCTTACATTTCTCCTATTGATAATAAGCAACACAATTATATACCTGATTTTTTTGTAAAAGTAAAAACCCGAGAGGGAATAGAAAAAAAATATTTATTAGAAATTAAACCTTCAAAACAATGTGAAATGCCTAATCTACCAAAAAGTGGAAGGAAAACAAGAGCATACAATGAAAGAGTAAAAACATATGTGATTAATAAAGCAAAATGGTATTTTGCGGAACAATGGTGTCAAAAATTTGGGTATGAATTTAAAATCTTAACTGAAGCAACTATCACATAAATATCAATATGCCTAATTATAGTATCCTAGATAAAGTAAGAGCAAAATTAAAAAATCAACCATTAAATCGTTCTATTGAGGAATCTATAAAATGGTACCGAAGGCAAATAAGGGAACTATCTGGGTATTCATCGGATCCACACTACAGTAGAGGTTCCGGTTTACGAAAGGATTTACTTGAAGATAAAACAAGGGCACGGAGTAATTATCTTACAGGACAAATGTATTGTTTTTGCTACGATCCAAAACACAAAAAAACTCTCAAATATTTTGATAAATTTCCATTAGTATTTTTCATTGGACCATCTGAAACAGATTCATCTATTTTAGGTATAAACCTACATTATCTAGGGTACCGTCAGAGACTTTTGTTATTTAATGAATTAGCCACACTTGCAAATAACCGATTAACTAACCCACAAACAAAATTAATACTAGCATATAAAATGCTCAAGGGATTCGCACGATTTAAAGCAGTTAAACCTACACTACATAAATATTTACCAGATCATATTGTGAGTAGATTAGTTAAAATTGAAGCTCCTGATTGGGAAACGGCATTATTTTTGCCTGTTGAGAATTTCAGTAAAAGAAGTAAAACTTTCGTGTGGGCTGATAGTGACCGAATTATTTCTGGAGAACAAAAGGGACCTACTGGACTTCCAAAGAATTCAGATGTACCGCATACATCAACAACCGCTAATCCGGTAAACCAAAATGGTTTACCACATAAGATATAATATATGTCATCACAATCAATTTCCAAATTTATTGCAAATATAACTGGAGCCGGAGGACTTTCAAGACCCAACAGATTTTCTGTTTCTATATATCCCCCGAATCAAATAAATATGTTGGATGGTTCAAATGTGAATAATGCCAGTAAGGCCGCTCAAATAGCAACACAAAATGAAGTAAGCGTAGAATCTCTTGGAGGAATAACGAATTACTTTAGTATGTTGGGGTTATCGGGATCTGGAAATTATACGAGCCGCTTGGATTTTATGGTATGTGATGCCGAGTTGCCTGGGAAGACATTTAACACCCAAGATATTAGGACTTACGGAAGTACATACGAAGTCCCGAGTGTAGATGTTTATTCAGATATCACTTTATCATTTATTGTTGGTCGTGATATGTTAGAGAGAGATTTTTTCGATGCATGGAGTTATACTATCCAAGATCCAAATACTTCGGATTTCAATTATTCGATGGAATATGGAACAACTGTGGATATAAACCAATTAGATGAATTTGACCAAAGCCATTATGGATGCCGGCTTTATTATGCATGGCCCAAAACTATAGGGGAACTTAAATTATCTTATAATTCCTTCAATAGTTTCCATGTATTACCTGTAACATTCACCTATAAAAAATGGATTAATCTTAAGGTAAATACATCTGTACCAACATCATTTACAAGTACATTATCAGCACCGTCATTAATGGGTCCTGATAATTTTAATATATCATAAATGAAAGAAAAGGAAAATAAATAATGTTACCGCGCATAAAAGTCCCCTTATACGACACAATTCTTCCATCAACAGGAGAAAAAATACTCTTTCGGCCTTTCACAGTTAAAGAGGAAAAGTTATTACTCATTGCAATTGATGATACACCAGAAGTACAAATACGTGCATTAAAACAAGTACTCCAAAATTGTATATTACCTTCTAAAGGACAAAAATTGGATATTGAAAAATTGCCTGTATTTGACATTGACTACCTTTGGTTGAAAATTAGGAGCAAGAGTGTGGAGGAAATTGTAACCCTTCCATTCGAGTGCCATTCCAAGTTACCGGATGGACAAACAAGAAAAGATGAAGAAGGAAATATAGTGGATTTCTGTGGTACTGTAGTCCAAGTACCTATTAATATTGATGAAATCCAAGTCAAGAAGAACCCCGAAAATAATCCAAAGATCGAATTACAAGATGGTATTTTTATAAAATTACATTATCCTAATTTTGAAATTTATCAAAAAGTATTAGCGATGAAAGAGGATAATAATATTGATAATACATTTGCAGTTATTGCCGATTGTGTGGATATGATTTACGAGGGGAATGGTAAAACCTACGAGCGTATAGATCCTAAGGAGCTCCAGGAGTTTCTGGAGTCACTTTCACAACCTCAGTTTGCGAAGATAATGAAATTCTTTGAGACACTGCCGGTTGTGAGGCACGAAGTAAAATTTAAGTGCCCTAAGTGCGGCCACGAAGCATTGATGGTAATCGAGGGCACAAAAAGTTTTTTGAAATAGGACTCGGACATGAAAGCCTAAGTAATATGATGCTGGTGAATCATAGTTTAATGTTACAACATCATTACTCACTGTCCGAGTTAGAATCCCTAATTCCTTGGGAATATCGTATTTACATCGAACTTGTGGCAAAATTTGTAAGAGAAGAAAATGAGAGGATTGAAAAACAAAACCGAGGTAAAAATTAAGGAAATATAAATAATAACGAGGTTTCCAATGGCTCCCGAAAATCCAATACCAGAATCCGCAAACGTAAATATTACTAGCAAAACATCAAATCCCAATGCAGCCCAAAATAATATATTTTTTCAATTTGTGGATGCATGTTCACTCTCGGGTGCCATAATTTTGATCTTTTTTTCCTTAACGGCATTTGGTGTATTAACTAACAATGCAGAGGTTTGGCATAATTTTGGAACTGCATTAACCACCTTCGTGTCTGGTAAGCAACTCGGAAAATATGAATCCTCAAGTAAATAATTAAATGCCTGTAAATAAAGAAGAATTAGAAAAAATTCTTGATGATTGGTGTGAAGGAGGAGTTGATAATCCCATTTTTGTTGGCATGAGACATCCTGATACACCTCTAGGGGAGAAATTTTTAAAATATTTAAAAGATCTTCCATCATATACAGGAACAGTTTATCGAGGAGCTATTTTTGATTTATCAGTTGTTGAAACTTTTCGTGTTAAAGAGTATGAAATGACATTAAATTCTGCGGCAAGTAAAAAGAAAAGTGTTGCTGTAGGATTTTTAGATTTAGATAATGAGGATATAGATGAAAATTTTTATAATGTTTTAATTGAGGCTCATACAAAATCTGGTAAATATATTACACCCTTTTTATCAAAAAAGATGAAACAAGAATATCAAGATGATGTAGAAGTTATTTTATTAGCCCATACAAAATGGGCAGTGAAGAAATGGATATATGGGAAAAAGTATACTACAATAATTTTAGAGGAAATTTAAATGCCATCAAATCGTTTTGGAGATTCAAATCTCGACTGGTTAAATCCCACTAAAATGGATGAAAGTATCTCCAAATTAAGTAAGCATATCCGTGATTCTTTAAGTGGCGTTCAAAAAAGTGTTTTTGAATTAAATGAGGAATTAAAGAAACTTAAAAGTGAACAAGCCAAAGGAACAAAAGGACTTAAAAGTCCTGGTGAATTTTTAAGCGATGAAATTCAAGGTGTCGCATCCAGATCTAAAGATAAAAGTACCTCATTTTCCAAATTAAAATCCGATAAAGACCGCCTAAAAGATATTCAAGGATTAGCCCAGGCATTTTTAGGAACAAAAGATCAACAAAATATATCCAAACAAATTGATTTAGTTGCAAAATCACTTGTAAGTGAAATTAATCATAGGAAACAAACCTATTTTAAAATTGGAGATTTCTTAAAAAGAAATAGTATTGATGCACTATCTATAACCGCAGCATTAACAACCAGAAATCCTATAATTGGATTAGGAATTAAATATCTATTGGAACGTCGGAAAGCATCCAAAGAAATGGATGCTGCTAATAAACAGTCCAATGTTGATATGAAATTGGGTCTTTTGGATAATCTCAGGAAAAATAGAGAAGCACTTAATAAAAAAAGAAAATTAGTACCCTCACCACCGGAACCAAGAAAAAAAAGAACCAAATCCAATTCCGAGGACCCTGAATTAAAAATAAACCCGGATGGCACAGTGGATGCTGAATGGGAAGATTTAAATAAACCCAATAAAGGGGAACCTATTCGGGATCCCAATGCTCCTAAAAAACCTGGAGTACCACCAAAATCTGAAGAACCACGAATGATGGGTGCAGCCGGGCCAGTTAATACTGGTCCTCCTGGAGGAGGTTTAGGTGGACATGGTATTGGTGGACTTACTGAAGGTGATATAATTACACCTGAGGCGCCTCGTTTATTATTGGGTCCTGGTAAATTTAGAAATCGTAATGAAAAAGGACATTTTTCTCCAGGTTATATGGAAGGAAATTATATTCCTAAACAAGAGGGAGTAACTCCTGGATCTGCAAAAGCTGTAGATGATATTCCCAGGATGATGTCACATGAAGATTTGTTCATGAAAAAAGTATTGGCTGATAATGAAAAATTGTTTAGTAAAGAAAAAGATAAAGAAGAGCCAACCTTAAAAGATATTGATAAAAATTTAATATTATTACCTAAAATAGAAAAAGAAAAAACAGATGAACAATTAGCCGAAGAAAAAGAACAACGAGACAAACATCCTGAAACATCAAATAAAACAGAAGGTACCAAATTATTAGGTCCAGGTAAAGCAGAAGGTAAAGGAATTTTAGCCTCATTAGGTACTTTATTTTTAGCAAGCTCTGGTTTAGGTAAAATTGGTGGAATGCTTTCTGGTTTAATTTCTTCACCAATTGCATTAATTTCTGGTTCTATTTTACTATTAGCTGCCGATGCAGTAATGGGTTATTTTAAATCAAAGGATTGGGGAACATCAAAAACTTCAGCCACTTTAGGTGGTATGTTGGGTGGTTCATTTAAAAATCAAATGTTAAATACATTCGCCCAAATGGGAAAATGGACGCTAATTGGTGCTACAGTTGGTTCTGTAGTTCCTGTTGTAGGAACTATAGCCGGAGCATTAATAGGAGCAGCAATTGGAGGTATATTAGGATGGATTGGCGGAGAAAATATTGCTAAGGCCTTTGATTCACTTGGTGGGAAAATAAAAGATTTAATACAAGATTTTTATGAAACAATGTTGGATTTTGTAGCCACTTGTTTAGAACAAGTGGCTAGGATATTTCCTTCTGCTGGAAGGAAAGCCGCAGCTAGAAGTGATTTAAAATCTGATGGTGCAGCATTTCAGCAGGAAGGTGGAGGTGGTTGGGGAGGAACTAACATACATCTTGGTACATCAGAACCATCAAATGCTTCTGATTTATCTTCCCAAGAACAAAGCGACCCAGTTTTAAAAACTGATGCAATAAAAAGAATTCAAAATCCTATAATGAAAGGTGGTTCTGGTAATTCACCAATTGTAAGAAGTACAGGACAAGATGAAGCCCCACAAATAAAGGTTAAAAATGTCCTAGATGATTTTGTGTCCTCTGGTAATGATGGCATAGATTCTATAATGAAAGCTATTGCAAAAAAAGAAGGAAATTATGGAACAAATCCAGGAAATATTAAATCAACATCTAAAGGACCGGATACTTATTCTTCTAGAGCCGAAGGTTGGAGGAAATTAGCACATCAATTAATAACAGGACATAATGCAGGATTACAACATTCTAAAGATTTAAATATGGTTGATTTATTTAAATTATATGCGCCAGTTGGTGATGGCTCAAATGATCCTGCTAATTATGCTGCCTTTGTAGCAAAAGAAACCGGTTTGGATCCATATCAACCTTTGTCTCCACAATTAGGTCTTGGAAAACAAACAAATATTCCAAATACTCCTATTTTAGCAAGTAATCAAAATCCTTCTAGAGGATCAAATAGTCGGGCACAATCATCTGTTGTTTTAGGAAAGCCAATTTCTCCACAACAAGGACAAGCCATTCTGGCAGTTAGCAAGAATACCGAGGACCTAAAAGCCCAAATGTCATCAAATACTGGAAGTGGTAATAATATTATTGCGCCTACGTCAAATACTCAGGTCAACAATAATACAGTATTGTCTATGACACATGACCCTAGGAATTTGGATAATACTTACCGAGATTTTATGTATAGAGATTCAATGGCAAGTTAAAGGAAAACGTCAATAATTTGCATTTTTAGCATTTTACGTGCATTGTGACGCAATTAAAAATATCAAAATTTATAGCTTTTGTTTTCAGTGAGTTACAGAACACAATTATCACAAAATTGACGTATTTTATTTATATGTAGACAAAAATAAAGGCATTTTTGGTTCAACCAAAAATGCCTTTTAGTAAAACAGGTAATATTATTTATTCTTCAAATACAGTAGGATCCTTTCCTTTCATCCACTTTAAAGTTTCTTTTAAATAATTAGGATCATATTCTAAAACAGTGAAATTATTTATTTCTCCAATAACTGGACGTTTTCTAATTTGTGTTGTTACTTTTCCATCTTTAGATGTTACCTTAATAAGGAAAAATGGTTTTAAATTTTTTGAATCTAAAAGATTTTCTAGTTCTTCTTTAGTCCAGGATAGATTATTTTCCATATTAATCTTCAATCCTCAATCATCACACAAAAACCCAATTAGATTTAAAACTTGATATTAATGTGTTTTTGATATAAAAATTAATCCTAGAATCTTCTATTCTAAATTCTTCCGCATTGGCACGATATAAAGCAAAGGGGCAAATACCTTCTTGGTCACAAATAAGAATATATCTATTCATATTAATCCTCAAGAGCCATTTTTTCATAATAATCAAGTGCGTTCTCAGATATTTCAGGATCAACCGAAGGTTCCTTTTTAGCTTCCTTCTTTGTTTTCTTGGTAGGTTTCTTCTCTTCAAAAGGAACTTCAGGAATTACTTCTTTTTCTTCCTTGGGTTTCTTCACTTTCTTTTCAAAAGCAGGAGGAATTTCAGGTAAAGTTTCCTTTGCTTCTGGAAACAATTCATCTGCTTTCTTTTGGATCTTGGCATTCACACCAGAGGTAACTTCCTGAAACTTCTTTTCCAATTCTTCAAAAGATTTAAATTTCTTTTCGTCAATGAATGGTTGTAGTTTGTAAAGTTGGTCATAGACCTTCTTCATTTCATCTTCATCTCCCTTGAATAAAGGAGTAGGTGACTTGAATTTGCTATCATCATAATTTCGATAGCCAGCAACATTCTTGATTTCTAAACCAAAGTCAGCACCTTCCCAGAGATCGAACACATTCACCGCAGGATCCTCTTCGTCCTTCGGATTCAATGCCATCTTAATCTTCTCAAAAATCTTCTGGCCATACTGATAAAGGAATACCTTACCTTCATTCTCAGGGACTTCTTTATCCTTTAGGACAAGAATATTGGAAACATAAATTAATTTCCGTTTCCTCTGACTTACAATATCCTTATTCTCTTTGATCTCTGTTTTCCAAAGAATCGTGTTTGCCTTACATCTTTTGTGTTACGGATAAATCGTTTCCATTTATCCTCTTGACATTTTTGTCAAGAACAGACTATATCACAATCCATTTTATTGGATTCTCTGTTTTTCGAGTCCACTTGGACCCTACTGGCTTCCGCCATAGTCGTTGAACCTTCAACCGATCTGGTTGCTTGGCTGCTGATTAACCAATCTAAATATTTTTTAAACTTATCAAGTGTGTCCTTCCGGACTTTTTCTGAATACGCTCTAAGTCTATTCGCTAATCCTCTCATTGTAGAGAATTTTATTCCATCAATCTTACATGTAAACGTATTTTATTTCCTTTGTAGTATATTTAGCTCTAAGGTTTTTCCAGCAATTTACAGAGTTTTCTTAAAAACTTTAATTTTTAAGCCGCTAGTAAATTAACGGGGCAATCACGTCCTAATGTAGTAGGACATAATTCAATAAAATAATTACCATTTAAACTGAAATTATGTTGATGCCAGGAAACCCAAGGGAGATCTTCACCATCTGCGGCAGGTAGGAATCTAATTCTTGCGAGACCAGAACCATCTTTAGCAACCGTTGGTCGCCAAAAACGATCATCTTTAAATGACTTTTTTCCGTCTGTTATTTCTTCTATCTTTTTATTAATTTGTGTTAAATCTACTCTATTTTTTTTGAAATTTGCAAAACTCATGTGATATTATTTTCCTTATATTATTTTATTCACCAACTTATCATAATATAGGTACTACTCATATATTTATTATATCAAATTTTTGATTGTTTGTCAAGCATCTAAACTAGTCCCTCTGGATTCATTTAATATTTCCGGCTTCGGTTCTTTATAAACCATTTTAGTAGTCAATTGATATTCACATGAAGGCATATGTGACAATAAATTTTCCAAAGCTGTAATTAAAATGGGACTTGATGTTGTTAATGTGATTTCTTTGTTCATAAATTCTGGTCCAAATAATCAGAAAATTCTCTAACAAAATCCTCTTTTACTTCAGAAAGAACTCCTAAAGCTTTAGCATCTTGAAGACATCCAATTAAAATAGTAAATTGAATTGTAATTAAAGGTTGATATGTCTCCATGTGTATTTCTTTTACAGTGGTAATATCTGATTTGCCTACAAATATTCCTGTTTTTGGATCATTACTTTTATATTCTAAATGTTTCATATAATACTTGGATACTCCTTGATTATTTTCCTTAATTCCTGTTTACATTTAATTACATCAATATGTAAAAAAGGATCATATTTACAAACTTTATTCCAAAACTCTTCCCAAACCACATCATTTAAAGATTTATCCACTTGTTTTCCAAAATCCAATATCCTATTGAAGATAATAAAAGATTCCAGTGAAATGATATTTTGTTGTGCCATCCTAACAAGTATTGGGTAATCACCATTTTTTACCTGGAATAATTCATTGAATTTTACTTCTTTTACTGTTGCCCACTGGAATAATTCATGGCATTCCTGTGTAAAGTGATATGTTAAACTTTCAATTTTCTTTTGCCAGTTGGAATAAATTTCTTCGGCGCTTTCATCTAAAAGATTGCCAATCCAAATATTCGGATCATTAATAAAATTGGCAACATAAAAATCGGTTAATTTCGCTTTACCATATTTTTTGGAAATTTTATAAAAGAAAGATTTATCGGATCTAGATTCAAAAGAGGACACAGAACAATTGACTTTCCCACAAAATTTGAAGAAATCATATTTTTTATTTGTAAAGTGGGACTTTAAAGAAAGATATAATTGGTACGCTTCAAATGCGTTTGCCATTAAATTAGGTCAGAAATATCAAGGGAAACAGAGAAATTTTTATTTTTCTCACAACCCGAAAAACCAACCGAATTTAAATTACCTTCTTCAATTCCCAATTTATAAGCTTCCCATATTGCCCGAGAAACTAAATCACCAATTAAAGATTCTTTTTCATTCATTTCATATGTAATTGTCATAATTTATACTTCCTTTTTAGTGCATCAACTTCAATTTTATCTTTCATGGTAGGTGAGATCAATTTGGCAACAGATTTAAATTCAATCTCATATTTCTCACATAGGAGACAAATGGCATCAATGTAATCCAAATTCCTTTCTTTAACTACCTTCTCCACTTCCAAGGAGAATTTGGAGGAATTTAGGTTATATGTGAATTGATCTTCAAAAAATTCCTCTTGAGCCTGTTGTTCTAATTGATTCATATGTTTATATGATATCATAAATTAAAAGGATTGTCAAGTTACTTATAAAATATATGTTCTTGGATTTGAATCGTCCTGCGCTACAATGGCTTAGTGCGACGAATCACTTACTTCCTTTTTCTGAATCCTGCTCGAAGAGGACATTGCAACGCTTACAACGGACAGTCCGTTCTTCTGGGATGAAATCCTGATCGCACGAGACTTCCCATCCATCATTTACTGGACGGCAGTTCTTGGTCCAAAATCTGCCAATGAACGGTTCGGCCATTGTCCCACAAACCGGGCACTCATTGTTGATTGGACCATTGCCCGCTTGCCATGACGGTCCGCCATGCCCTACCGGGCAGGGGATGTCGGTAAAACCATTAGGCCCCTCCTTAATGCATCCGGTATGCAGCACTTGTGCTTTCGCCGCTGCTCCACACCCAAACAATGTAGCGATAAACTGCCACCGTTTCATGGATTTGCCTTCTCCACGACCGCAGGACTCACCGGCGCCGGCGGCACCAGCGGAGCCAGTTGCAGTGCATAGCCGGACACCCAAGGGTATGAGGAGTTCCCTTGTGCGGTGCGCTTGATGACAATGTACTCCACGCCGTCCCAGATGAAGTGATCGCCCACAACTAGATCGAAGTCAATCTGCGCTGCGACGGACGAGGTATTATTGGTGAAAGTTAACGAAACTGCATAATACATTTGATTCTCCTTATTATGACGCCTCCTGGCTTGAACGGTTTTCAAGCCAGGAGGAAACGGGGATTACACTCATAAAGGTTGACCGTCACCTTCTCCCCTCTTATGAGATCTTTTTGTTTAGGTCTATGAATTGCTT